ATATACCGTATATCACGAAGGCGATCATTACGATTGGCATATAGATAATCATAAAGAACCTTATCATAACGGCATGATTAGAAAATTAAGTTTTACATTATGCCTAAATGATGAATATGAAGGTGGCGATTTTAGTATATGTGAAACACACCCTATTTCAGAAAAAACAAAAGTAAAATCATTCTCACTTAAAAAAGGTGAAATGATTGTTTTTCCTAGTCACACATGGCATAAGGTAAATAAGGTTACAAAAGGTATTCGTAAGGCTCTTGTAGGTTGGGTTGTAGGAAAACAATGGAAATAAATTATATAAATAATAGTATGACAATATGGAATTTATATGATTATCAATCACGACAACTCTAATCTCATTATCATAGAAAAGAAGAACGAAGTTTACATAACGGTAGACTGCGACTCTGGCATACAGCGAGAGATATCTGAATTTTTTACTTTCTATGTGCCAGGGTATAAATTTATGCCAGCATATCGTACTCGTATGTGGGATGGCAAGATAAGATTGTTTTCACAAAAGACCAAAGAGATTTACTTTGGCTTGTATCCATACATCAAAGCATTTGCCGAAGAACGAGGTTACAATATAGTGGCAGGCAAAGATATAGACATAGATAATAAGGTCGATAGAGATGTTGTCACTAAATTTTCTAATAGTCTAGGACAAAAATTTGAAGCAAGAGATTATCAGATAGACGCAATATATCATAGTTTAAAACGCAATAGGACCCTCCTGGTGAGTCCTACGGCATCCGGTAAGTCATTCATCATATATTCCTTAATTCGTTATTATAGTCACTTAATTAAAGAGGATGCCAATAATAGAGTGTTATTAATCGTGCCAACAACATCATTAGTAGAACAAATGTACACGGATTTTGAGTCATATGGTTGGAATGTAAAGAAGTATTGCCATAGATTGTATAGTGGTTATTCAAATCAAACAGATAAAAAGGTCTTGATATCTACATGGCAATCACTATATAAATTACCAAGAGAATACTTTAAACAATTCGGTGTTGTATTTGGCGATGAGGCACATTTATTTAAATCTAAATCACTTACAGAAATTATGACTAAACTAATTGATTGTAAATATCGTATAGGTCTCACAGGTACATTAGATGGCGCCCATACACATAAGTTAGTATTAGAAGGATTGTTTGGCGCCGTAAATAAAGTGACTACAACTAAAAAACTTATGGACAAGAAACAGTTAAGTAATTTGGCCGTGAGATGCCTGATACTTAAACATAGTGACGCCAATTGCAAAATGATAAGCAATGGTAAATATCAAGACGAGATAGATTATCTAGTGTCAAGTAAATCAAGAAATAATTTTATTCGTAATCTAGCACTTAAAATAAAAGGCAATACTTTAATATTATTTCAATTTGTAGAAAAACACGGTAAAGAATTATTTAAAATTATAGATGAAAAGGCAGAAAAAAATCGAAAGGTTTTTTATATATATGGCGGAGTTGAAACGGAAGAGAGAGAAAAGGCAAGAGCAATAGTTGAGAACGAAAGTGACGCCATTATTGTAGCAAGTTATGGTACTTTCTCAACAGGTATTAACATTAAGAATTTACATAATATAATTTTTGCAAGTCCTTCTAAAAGTAGAATAAGAAATCTACAATCTATCGGTAGAGGTTTAAGATTAGGCGACAATAAAGTTAATGCTACTTTATATGATATATCAGATGATTTAATTTACAAGTCTAAAGAAAATTATACGCTAAAGCACTTTCAAGAAAGAATAAATATATACAACGAGGAAGAGTTTGATTACGAGATACATAATATTAACTTAAAGGATTAAAATGAATACTATTAAGGAAAAAGATTATCGTATGGTAAGACTAACAGACGGAACTACCATTATGGGTAGTATCGTTGTTGATAAAGATTTCCTACGAATCACAAACGCATTAGAATTAAATACTGTAAAGAGATCAACTGAAATGGGTATGAAAGATGACTCTACTTTAGCACCTTGGTTGCCATTTACAGATGATAAAACGTTTGTAATCCCTAGAGATAAGATATTAGTAATTACACAGGCAGATCAACATATATCACATTACTATGAAGTAATACTAAAAAAAGTTCAACAAGACAAAGAAAAGGCAAAACCTACTTTGTCTGCTGAAGAAATGGAAAAAATATATAAGTTGGCAGATCAAATGGATAGATTAAGAGAGACCGAGCCTAAAGAAAATTTGCAATGGACAGAAGAAGATTTAATTGACTTATTCGGTAAGAAAACTATACACTAGAGATAGTAGCTAAGCTTCTCCCCAGCGACCTACATAGTCGATTATAACATAGTTCCTAGGACTGTCAAGCAATAGCAAAAAATAGTTCAAAGGCTTTACATTTAGCAATAAAAATGATATAATGATTTTATAATAAAGAAAGAGAATTATGGAAAAAACAAAAGCAAAGTTGAAACCACACTACGTTGATAATAAGAAGTTTCTTCAAGCTATGGTTGAACACCGTCTTAAATGCCAAAAGGCAGAAGACAAGAAAAGAAAAAAACCAGAAGTAACTAATTATATTGGTGAGTGTTTTTTAAAGATCGCTAATCACTTATCTTACAGACCGAATTTTATAAACTATACTTATCGTGATGATATGATATCAGATGGTATAGAAAACTGTTTACAGTACATGAGAAATTTCAACCCAGAGAAATCTAATAACCCATTTGCATATTTTACACAGATTATATATTATGCATTTATCAGAAGAATACAAAAAGAAAAGAAACAGCAAGATGTTAAGGCAAAACTAATTGCTAATTCTGGTAGTGAAATGATGTTAGATACTTTAGTTGGTGATGACGCTCAGTATAAAAGTCAGATGTTAGAGTTCTTACAAAAGAATGTAAAAGAAAGTGACCCAGCAGAACCAAAGAAAACAAAGAAAAAGAAAAAATAGATAATGAAAATAGCGTTGTTAAATGATACTCACTTCGGTGTGAGAAACGATAGTATGATCTTTGATGACTTTCTACATAAGTTTTATGAAGAAACATTTTTTCCTTACCTAGAAAAACATAATATCAAAACACTTATTCATTTAGGTGATGTAGTTGATAGAAGAAAATATATTAACTTTAAAGTTGCTGATAATTTTAGAAAGAAGTTTCTAAACAAATTATGGGATATGAAGATAGATACTCATATGTTAATCGGTAATCACGATATCTATTTTAAAAATACAAATAGTGTAAACTCTTTACAACAGTTATGTACTGCACCTGACGGCATTAACGAACCGTGGATATACGAAGAACCTAAAGTAGTTGACTTTGATGGTCTAAAGATATTAATGTTACCATGGATTAATCCAGAGAATCAAGAACAATCATTTAATATGTTAAACACAGCAAATGCTGATGTGTGTATGGCACATTTAGATTTAAATGGTTTCTATATGCACGAGAATATAACACAAACACATGGTTATGATAAGAGTATCGTAAAGAGATTTGACAAGACATTTACAGGTCACTTTCATTCTAAAAGTGATGACGGTCAGATATTCTATCTAGGTGCTCAATACGAAATGACATGGTCAGATTATGGTCAAACAAAATACTTTCATATATTTGATACAGAAACAAGAGAGATAGAGGCAATACCTAATCCAAATACTATATTTGAAAAGTTAATGTACAATGATACCGAAACAAACTATGATAATTTTAATATAGATCATTTACATAATAAATTTGTAAAACTTATTGTGGTCAATAAAAAAAATAATGAAATGTTTGATAGATTGTGTGACAGATTATATAATAAAATAACTGTACATGAATTAAAGATATTAGAAGATTACTCCGATCTCAATGCCAATCTTGTAAGTGATGATGTTGTTGAGGGTACGGAAGATACAATGACACTTGTAAATAACTATGTAGATCAACTACCAGTCGATTTAGATAAAGACAAGTTAAAGAATATGATTAAAGAAACATTTTTAGAGGCACAAGATGATAGTATTTAAAAAAGTAAGATATAAAAACTTTTTATCAACAGGTCAACAATTCATAGAAGTACAGTTAGATAGATCGTCAAAGACATTAGTTGTAGGTGAGAACGGCGCCGGCAAGTCAACTATGCTAGACGCATTATGTTTTGGTTTATTTCAAAGAGCATTTAGAAATATTAAAAAAGATCAGATGGTCAATAGTATTAATGAAAAAGATTGTGTTGTAGAAGTAGAGTTTGTTATAGGTAAGAATGAATACAAAGTTATAAGAGGTATTAAACCTAACAAATTTGAGATATGGTGTAATGGCATAATGTTAAATCAAGACGCTGCCGTTAGAGATTATCAGAAACATTTAGAATCAACAATATTAAAATTAAACTTTAGATCATTTACACAGGTCGTTATACTAGGTAATGCTTCGTTTGTACCTTTCATGCAATTAAGACCAGAGTATAGAAGACAGGTCGTAGAAGAAATACTTGATATTGAAATCTTTTCTAAAATGAATTTTCTATTAAAAGACAAAGTAAAAAATCAAGATGAATTAATTAAACAATCAGATTTTAATTACCAGTTAATAGAGAGTAAAGTAGATTCACAAAAGAAACACATAGAAGATATGAGTGGTAATAATCAACAACTGATTGATAAGAAACAAATAGAAATACAAAAAGCACAAACAGATATAGATAACTATCAATTAGATATAGATAGAGTGACTGCTGAAAAAACTGCTTTACAAAGTGAAATATTAGATGAAACTAAAATAAATAGTAAGTATAAACAACTACATAATTTAGAGGCAAAGTTAGAGAATACTTGTAGTAAACATAAAAAAGATTTAGGTTTCTTTCAAACACATAATGATTGTCCTACCTGTCAACAAGAAATTGACGAGGCATTTAAAACTACAATGCAATCTAAAAAGGCAGAAAAAATACAAGAGTTAGAAATTGCATTAGGTCAGATAGAAAAAGATATCACTTCTACGGAAACTAGATTATCAAAAATTAATGAGATAATGGTTACCATAAGAGAAAAAGAGTTATTGATTAATAGATATGAAACATCTATATCAGAAATTAAAAAATACATGACCATCAAACAAAATGAGATTGATGAGTTATCAGATGACAAATTTACAACAGGCGTTGCTACAGGTCAGTTGACACAATTACAAGAACAATTAACTGAAGCAGATACAGTAAAAATTAAATATAGAGAAGAAAAAACTTATTTAGATACTGCTAGATATCTTATGCAAGACACAGGTATTAAGACGAAGATTATCAAACAGTATCTACCTATAATGAATCAACTGATTAATAAAAATTTAGCAGACATGGATTTCTTTGTTAATTTTACTTTAGATGACGGATTTAAAGAAACAATTAAGTCTAGGCACCGTGATGTATTTAACTATCATTCTTTTAGTGAGGGTGAGAAGTTAAGAATAGATTTGTCAATACTATTCACATGGCGAGAGATTGCTAAGATGAAAAACTCTATGAATACAAATCTATTAATATTAGATGAGATATTTGACAGTTCACTAGACGCTTCAGGTACAGACGAATTTATGAGAATACTAACTAACAAACTAGCAAAAGAAAATGTTTTTGTTATCTCACATAAAGGTGATACTTTAATTGATAAGTTCCCTAGTATATTAAAATTTGAGAAATATAAAAACTTTACAAGGATGGCATAATGGCAGAAAAACTAACACCAGAAAAGATAGAAGAAATCGCTAAGAATTTTGAGAAGATACAAGATAAAAAAATACCTATAATCAAAAGCGAGAAAGAAACAGTTAAACTAGACTATGGTAGTTTAGATAACATGAGACCTAAAGATAAACCAAAGGCACCAGATAAAAGAATACTACCTCTAATACCACCTAGTGATCCTAGATTGTTAATGCAGATTGCACCTTTTATAGACGACACATTAAAAGAGTTTGATTTTAAAGATAGAGTTGATCTATCAAAAGTAATGTATGATAGTATGGCAAAATATGGTGGTCTAGGTCTTTCTGCTAATCAAGTTGGTTTGCCATATCGTATGTTTATTATGGGTGGTCATCCACAGATAGAAGATGGTAAAGTGAGATCAGTATTTAATCCATTAATCAATGATATAAGTAAAGAAACAATAAACATGAAAGAAGGATGTTTATCTTTTCCATTTCTATTTTTATCAATCAATAGACCTAAATGGTGTTCAGTAAAATATACAGATCAACATGGCAAAGAGATAGAAGAAACTTTACATGGTATGTCAGCAAGGGTCTTTCAACATGAAAACGAACATATGAATGGTTATGTATTTACTGATTTAGTAAGTAAGTTTAAACTAGAACGTGCTGAAAAATCAAGAATGAAAATGATAAAAGACTTTGCAAAAGGTGGTGCAATACGATAATGCCAATACCTAAACAAAAGTATAAAGAGTTAAAGGCATACTATGACTTTCAAAGAAAAGTATCATACAATAAAGAAAAGTTAAGAGCAGCAGTAGAGGTTATGTTAGAACAACCTGATTTACTTTTTGATGATATATGGAGTAAGATGAAAGAAGATGAAATGCAAGAAGCACCTAAAGATTGGATACCTAAAGACGATAAACTAAAAATAGAAGGAGAAGAATAATGTACGATTCAGAATTAAAAAAACCTAAAACTCCTAAGTCTGAAAGAGATGAACAGATGAAAAGATTTTTAGCGAAGGGTGGAAAAGTTCAAAAATTAGAACCAGGTTATCCTATTAATGTAGGTAGTTTAGATAAAAGT